TAAACAAGAAGGAAACAACTTTGTAGGAAAAGCAAGAATCTTAGACACACCTATGGGTAATATTGCTAAGAGTCTTTTAGATGAAGGAGTAAAACTTGGTGTATCCTCAAGAGGATTGGGGTCAATCAAAGAAGAAAACGGTTTAAAAATCGTTGCTGACGACTTCATGCTTGCAACTGCTGCTGATATAGTAGCAGACCCTTCAGCTCCAGACGCTTTTGTGAATGGAATCATGGAAGGTAAAGAATGGGTCTATGCGGGTGGTGCTATACACGAGCAAACAATAGACCAGATTAGAGGAAGAATTAACAATGCTGCGCAAAACCAGATGGAAGAAATCAAACTTTCCGCGTTTCAACGGCTACTAAAATCTTTCTAAGTATAAATAAATATAGCAAATAGCTTACAAATTTAGATTTCGGAGACTACAATGTCAACAGAGAATAAAACTCTAGATGAATCGAGTGTAACCGCAAATGCCAAGCCAGGCGAACCGATGCCCAAGCTGGGTGCTGACGGTAGTAGTCTTGCGGGCATCCAAGACCTAGGCGGTCCTACTCCATTCAACAGCAAACCAGACGACGACAGCAACAAAATGAAAACTGTTGCGGGTGGTAATGCTGCTGCACCTACAACTAAACCATCTGACGCATCATCTGCGACAGCAACATGGTCAGATAAAGGTGATGTAAAAGCAGGACACGAGCCAGAAGGTGAGGTTATTGCTGAAGACGAAAAAGAAGAAAGAGCAGTCATTGAAGTTGACCTTTCTGCTGACGTCGCTGCACTTACCGAAGGTGAAAACCTCAGTGAGGAATTCAAAGATAAAGCAAAAACAATCTTTGAAGCTGCTGTAGTTTCTCGTTTAAACGAAGAGCTAGACCGTATGCACGAGGAGTACGCTAAAGTCCTCGAAGAAGAAATTGATTCAGTCAAGAAAGACCTTGCAGAAAAGGTCGATGAGTATCTTACTTATTCTGTATCACAGTGGATGGAGAAAAACAATCTCGCTGTTGAAGCAGGAATCAAGCAAGAGATGGCAACATCCGTATTGGATGGAATCAAACAAGTTTTCGTTGAGAATTTCATAGAAATTCCTGACGAGAAAGTTGACCTTGTTGATGAATTACAAGGACAACTCAATAGTATGGAAGAAAAACTCAACGAGTCGATTGAAGAAAACGTCGGATTGTCTAAGCAAGTCGGCAACTATATCAAGAATGGGATTGTGACAGAAATCGCAGAGGGCTTAAGTCTCTCTCAGAAGGAGAAACTTATTTCTCTAGCGGAAGCTGTTGAGTTTGAGAATGAAGAATCTTTCCGCGAGAAAGTTTCTACTTTACGTGAATCTTATTTTTCTACAAAACCTGAGACAAAAGGTACTGCTGAAACAGTAACTGAGTCTAAGGAAGTAGCAGAAACACCTTCAACTGATTCTATGTCAGCATACGTGCAGGCAATCAGTCGTTGGGGAAAGTAAACAAACCACAAATCTAAAATGTTTAACGCAGAACATCTACAGGAAAAGTGGGCTCCTATTCTAGACCATAACGAAATCGAAGCGATTTCCGATAAGTATAGAAAATCGGTAACCTCAGTCCTCCTTGAGAATCAAGAAAGATTCCTAAAAGAAGAAAGAGGATTAGTAACTGAAGCAGCACCAACCAACTCTCTTGGTGGTACTGGTTTCTCTGGTGGTAGCACAGCTACAGGTCCAGTTGCAGGTTTTGACCCAGTATTAATCAGCTTAATCCGTCGTAGTATGCCTAAGCTTATTGCTTACGACATTTGCGGTGTGCAACCAATGACAGGTCCTACAGGACTTATCTTTGCAATGCGCTCTACAAAAGGCACAAACAGAGACATCAACAACAGTGCTGTTGAGACATTCTTTAACGAAGTAGACACAGAGCATTCTTCAGAGAATAGTGCAGACGGTCTTGCTTCTAACGACCAGACAGGTTCTAACCCAGGTTTACTTGCAGACGGTGCAAGCAACTACACCATCGGTGGACAGGGTATGACAACTGCTCAGTCTGAAGCACTTGGCGACGGTAGCTCAAACCATTTCAACGAAATGGGTTTCTCAATCGAGAAAGTAACAGTTACTGCTAAGTCAAGAGCCCTAAAGGCAGAGTACAGTTTAGAGCTTGCTCAAGACTTGAAGGCAGTTCACGGACTAGACGCTGAGTCTGAATTAGCAAACATCCTTTCAACAGAAGTGCTTGCTGAAATCAACCGTGAAGTTGTAAGAACAGTCTACAAAATCGCTCGCCCAGGTGCTCAGAATAACACAGCAACAGCTGGTGTATTCGACCTAGACGTTGACTCAAATGGTAGATGGTCAGTTGAGAAATTCAAGGGACTATTATTCCAGATTGAAAGAGATATGAATGCAATCGGGCATGAAACTCGTAGAGGAAAGGGTAACATACTAATCTGCTCTGCAGACGTAGCTAGTGCTCTATCCATGGCGGGTGTCCTAGATTACACTCCAGCTCTTGCAGGCAACAGCAACCTACTTCCTGATGACAATAGCAGCACACTTGCTGGTACTCTTAACGGAAGAATCAAGGTTTATGTTGACCCATATTCAGCAAACGTAAGTGACAATCACTTCTATGTTGCAGGATATAAAGGTAGTAGCGCATATGACGCAGGACTATTCTATTGTCCTTACGTGCCTCTACAAATGGTCAGAGCCGTTGGTCAGGATACATTCCAACCAAAAATTGGCTTTAAGACTCGTTACGGAATGGTTGCAAACCCATTCGCTGAGGGTCTTACACAAGGTCAAGGTGCTCTTACATCTAACGCAAACCGTTACTACAGAAGAGTAAAGGTAACAAACCTAATGTAAGCGAGATGCTTATATTCTTTTCAAGACACCCTGCGGGGTGTCTTTTTTTATGTTATAATATAGTATATGGATTTTATCAGAAGACACGTAGGTCCTTCAAAGGAGCAGCAGACTCAGATGCTAGAAGATTTGGGTCTCTCATCATTAGATGAGTTAGTAAGAGAGGTTGTCCCCGATTCAATACTACTTCGTGGTGACAATAACTTACCAGAATCTTGCAGTGAGGCACAAGCACTCTGTGAGTTAAAAGGAATAGCACAAAAAAATGTAATTAAACGTAGTTTAATAGGTCAAGGTTACTATGGAACAATCACACCGCCAGTTATACAGCGAAACGTTCTCGAGAATCCAGCTTATTACACATCTTATACTCCATATCAGGCAGAAATATCTCAAGGAAGATTAGAAGCACTGTTTAATTACCAAACTTTAATCACAGAATTAACAGGATTACCTATAACTAATGCATCATTGTTAGATGAAGCGACTGCAGCAGCAGAGGCAATGATATTAGCATACAATGCGTCGAAAAAAAATACGCTTTTGGTTGACAGTAAGATATTTCCGCAGACTTTAAAGGTATTACGCACGAGAGCGAAACCATTAGGGATAAAAATACTACTGATGGACTTTGATAGGTCTATGGATTTGTGTGATTATAAAGAAGCATTCGGAATTATAATCCAGATGCCTGATAATGACGGTAAACTAAGACATCCAGATGGTATATTAACATGTTGTGAGGTCTTTAAGGTAATGAAGATTGCTATTGTAGACCCACTGGCACAGGTGTTAATGAAACCTGTAGGGGAGATGGGATTTGATATAGCAGTTGGTAGTATGCAAAGGTTTGGTGTCCCTATGGGATTTGGCGGACCTCATGCAGCATTTTTTGCAACCACTGAGAAGCATAAGCGGAAAGTTCCTGGCCGTATTGTAGGGCAGTCGGTAGATAGTCAAGGTAATAAAGCACTACGGTTAGCATTACAAACAAGGGAACAACACATAAGAAGAGACAAAGCAACATCCAATATATGCACTGCTCAAGCACTCCTCGCAAATATGGCAGGGTTTTACGCTGCTTATCACGGTGCGGAAGGTTTGAAAAAAATAGCAACCAGAGTATTAAAATATAGGCAGACGCTACTATTAGCATTAAAATGGTGTGGGATAGAAACAGATGAATCAGAAGGATTCGATACTGTCAGATTTAAAAGCTCGTTTGCTTTAGAAGGTTTTAATGTAAGGTATGATGATGGTTGGTATACTTTATCATTAGATGAGTGCACAACATTAGATGAAATACATGCAATTATTGACACGCAAGTTGATTTTCCTAATAGTGCGGACACTATAACACATGTTTTAGATGCTGTAGGAGAATACAGATGGTTATCAATACCTTACCGTAAGAAAGAGTGGTTGACACAGGAAGTATTTAACAAATATCATAGTGAAACTGACATGATGAGGTATATACATGAGTTAGCATCTAAAGATTTTACATTAGTGAATGGTATGATGCCACTAGGTAGTTGCACTATGAAACTAAACTCCGCATCAGAGTTAATGCCAGTGTCATGGGAAGAATTTAATTGTATACATCCTTTAGTGCCACCTACTCAAACACTAGGGTATGAGCAAATCATGGTAGATTTGCAGAAATGGTTATGTGATATTACAGGATTTGATTCTATATCATTACAACCAAACGCAGGGTCACAAGGAGAGTATGCAGGATTGTTAGCAATAAAATCATATCATGAAGCAAATGGACAGGAGAAACGTAATAAAATTCTAGTGCCTAAGAGTGCGCATGGGACTAACCCTGCTACATGTATCATGGCAGGGATGGAAGTAGTCAGTGTGGACTGTGATAGTAATGGTAATGTAGATATACATGACTTAAGATTAAAAGCATGTCTAGATGCGGATGAATTAGCGGGTTGTATGATTACATACCCATCAACTCATGGTGTATTTGAAGAAACTATTAGAGAGATATGTGATATTGTGCATGAGTTTGGTGGTCAGGTATATCTTGATGGTGCAAATCTAAATGCACAGGTAGGTCTAGCAAAACCATGTGATTATGGTGCAGATGTATGTCATCTAAATTTACATAAAACATTCTGCATACCACACGGAGGTGGAGGACCTGGGGTAGGACCTATAGGTGTAGCAAAACATCTATCACCTTATGTAAATCAAAGAGTATCAGCAGTGGTGCAGGGTAGTGCAAGCATTTTACCTATAACATGGATGTATATAAGAATGATGGGTGGTGATGGTTTAAGACATGCATCAGAGGTGGCATTATTAAATGCAAACTGGTTAGCAAAGAAGATAGAGCCACACTTTGATGTATTATATAAAGCAAAGAATGGTAGAGTTGCACACGAATGTATATTTGATTGTAGAAATTTACCGTTTACCGCAGAAGATGTAGCAAAAAGATTGATGGACTATGGTTTCCATGCTCCCACACTCTCATGGCCTGTAGCAGGGACTATGATGGTAGAGCCTACAGAGAGTGAATCGCTAGATGAGTTGGAAAGATTTGCTGAGGCAATGAATGCTATCAGGTGGGAAGACCCTGAGTTAGTAAAGAATGCACCATATACTGCTAAAGAGATAGCAGGAGAATGGAAACATAAGTTTTCCCGTATGGAAGCAGCATACCCCGTCAATCAAAAGAATAAGTTTTGGCCAGCAGTCTCAAGGATTGACAACGTATACGGTGACAGGAATCTTGTCTGTGCATGTAGTTAGAAAACTTTATGACAAAGTCTAAACTCGAGTAAATAATTATGTGGATTTGGAGACTGGAGCAATGCATCCCTAATCTTTTTTGTGAAGTAAACATAATGGTAAAAACTAATGCACAATTTAATCTCTTTTAATCAACGGTGGTCACACGACGCTGCAAATGACGAGGATAAAATAGACGAGTATTACGAATGTCTAATTGAATGCACCGACAATCAGTCCTCCTGCAAACGTATCTGTAGTGACATTCTCATGTGAGAAATCGCTGATACTGTAACGAAAGCACTCTAGGGGGTGCTTTTTTTTGTCTAAATAATTTGGATATACACTAATAATACAAATGGGAAGAGGACGAATCGACAAGGTTGACCTTAAATCGAGGTTGATGAGAATGAAAAACGACCTGTATAATGGTCGCTATCATGGTGCAACTGATGACTGGTTTGAAGGAAGTAATTATCAACTAAATAGTATGCTAGATATAATAGAAGAATACACATCATGAATGACGAAGAAGAATACTTCGACGAAAATCTAGGTCTTCTATACATGGACGGAGAGTATGACGACTTGGAACAAACAGATAGAGAATAGAAATTTTCTATCCCCTATAGGATTTAAGTTTTTATTAGCAGAGTATCCTAAGATACCTTACTTTGCGCAGTCTGCTAATATTCCTAGCATGAATCTAGGTATACAGCAACAAGCAACACCACTCAGACAGTTACCTTTGGAAGGTTTTATAACCTATGACCCATTGAATCTTACCTTTCTGATTGATGAGGACTTGGAAAACTATATGATACTACACAACTGGATACGTGCACTAGGTACACCAGATACTTTTGAAGAAAGGAAAGTATTTACTGATAGTAAGAAGAAACAAAACAAAGAGTTTAGGACAGATGCTACCCTAGCAATTCTAAACAGTAATTTCAATCAAAATTTAAACTGTGTATTCCAAGATATCGTGCCACAGTCCTTGTCAGCAATGGAATTTAATGCTACAATAGATGGTACAGAATACGCAACAGCAAGTGTATCTTTTACTTACGCTGCTTACCAAGTAAGACGAGGCGAATCAACGGAGAGAGATACACGTTTAGAATAATTATGAAACTGACTCAAGAAGTCATTGACAAAATCCAAGAAGCAATGTTACACACCAAGAAAAATGGTGACATTAACTGGGTTGATGGAGATGAAATAGATGTCTGTCTAGCAGGGACATTCGCTGCTGATAGATTTATTGTTATTCATAACAGAACTAAGAGTAGCACTTCAAAGCATAACTTTATAAAATGAATCTTGAAAAAATTCAAGAGATGTGGGCAAAGGATTCAGAAGCATTCTTTGACCATAGAGAATTACCTGAGTTACTAGCGAATGACAGTATGGAGACACCTCGTCTTCATGCTAAGTATGTACAATTCTACAACTCATTCAAACTGATGCTGTCAGAGGCACAAGTTAAGAAGAATGTATTGTATAAAATGAAGTGGGAATACTACTCAGGTAAAGCATCATCAGAAGTATACAGGGAAAATCCCTTTGACCTCAAAGTATTAAAGGGTGACTTAGATGTATACATCAATAGTGACCCAGATATATGTAAGGCAAACCAGAAAATAGACTACCTAGAAACTTGTATAAATTGTATTGATAGGATACTTAAACAGATAGACTCGCGAGGGTTTGCTATTAAGAATACTATGGACATTATCAAGTATTATGGTGTTAGATGATAACCATCTCAAAAAAGAATGAGGTTTATCTACGAGTTGAAGGAGAGCAACACTTACACAAAGAGTTAAGTGAATTCTTTCAGTTTGAGGTCCCAGGTGCCAAGTATATGCCTCAGTATAAGAGGCGATTTTGGGATGGGAAGATTAGATTATACTCACCAGGTACAGGTGAGATATATGTTGGTCTCTACGATTATCTAACAGACTATCTGGAAGAGAAGGGTTATGAGTTTACCCTTAAAGACTCAAAGTTTTATGGACTACCCAACGAGGAAGAGGATTATGTCACACCTGAGGGGATTGCGACTTTCGTTAAACATCTACGGTTACCTTTCAAGGCAAGAGATTACCAACTCAAAGCAATATTCCAAGCTATTAAACAGCGTCGCAAACTTTTATTATCCCCAACGGGCTCAGGAAAATCCCTCATCATCTACGGATTAGTAAGATGGCATAGAGCAGCGCAGAGAAATATACTTATCATTGTGCCTACCACATCACTGGTATCACAATTAAAACAAGACTTTAAAGATTATGGATGGAATGCTAATGCAAACGTCCATGAGATTATGGCAGGCAGAGAAAAACATACTGAGAAACCAGTTGTTGTATCTACATGGCAGAGTATATACAAAGAAAAGAAAG